CTATGGGCCTTCGCTGGCCTTGGCCTTCAGTCGCTGATACTCGGCAGCGCGTCGGCACTTCTCGCAACAGAACCGATCTGAGGCCCTGCCTACCCTCTGGGGGCGGAAGGGCTTGCCGCACTTTTCGTTGGCACAAATGCGCTCGGGCTGCTCGGCAATGGCCTCGTGACGTTGCTTTTNCTTCCGGTGCTCCTTGGTCAAGTGCAGACACCGATCGGTACAATAGAGCGCCTGCTCGTTCATTGGTTGAAATTCTTCATTGCAACGCAGGCAGTGCCGCTTATCGAGCTTCGAGGCCTGCCACTCCTTTGCGCACGCGGGCGAACAGGTGGCCGCGTTGGGGCTGGTCGTCTTGAACGGCTTGCCACAAGACGGCGCCGCGCAGAGCTTCGTTTCCGCCCGGTCTAACCGAAGAATGTAACCGGCGTGCCAGGCGATTGGGGAAAGCTCGTAACCAGGATAGTCCCAATGGACCTTGGACGCCTTCGCGTGCTCGGGGCAGCAAAAGCGGCGGCCCTTGATCTTGTCGTCATCGTCCAACGGGCCTGCGCACCACAGGCAATAGTCGGGGCCGGTGGTGATGTAGCGCTGGCCTTCTTCGGGGCTGGGGCGAACTGTCTTGCCCAGCTTCGCAAAGGCGCTGGCGATAATGCGCTCGGCTTCGCTATCCGACGCCTGCCAGCCATTCCCAGCTTCTACCATCGCGATGCGCAGGCCGGCGCGGGCATCTCCCTCATAAGACCAGGGCGACGGCTCCGCGTGTTCCATTATGTTCGCCAGCCGATCAGCAGCAACGGCGCGCTGAGACTGGCTGAGAACCTTGTCGTTCTTCTGGATCGAGATAGATGGGAGTTTGGCCTTGGATGGCTGCTTAGAGCCGTACCTGAACTCTTCGAAGCCGCCGAATGCGCCCTTGCCGTATTTGATGCGGGGACCGCTGTACGTCTTCCTCTGAACGGCCATCTCATGCCGTCCGATAGCGTATCCGGAACCCCAGACGGCGGCGCCACGCGTCTCCGCGCTCGCCACGGTCGAAGTGGTCGATGCCGCTCGGGAGAATATGGCTGACCTCGGCTCCCGTGATCGTGCCTCGCCAGTTCGTTAGTACGCCCTTTATCAGGTCGCCCAAAGCATTGGCGGCGCCGAACGACTCCCCCAGCGCGTCAACGACGAATTCCGCTTCCGGATAGAGGCCAGCCCCCCGCAAAGTGGGCTCGTCGGTTTCTCGCGAAAGATGCAAAACCAGCGCCGGCCGCGTCACGGTTTCGGGTGCTGCGATGGGCGAAATCGAGGAAGCAACGGCCATGACCGCGCTGTCTGCCGCGAGGATCGCGGAGACGATGGAAATTGCTGACACGGGGAATTCCTTTTTAGCGGCGGTTTGCCAGCCATTCGAGGGCAGCTGATTCACCGCCCCAGAGGGTGCGCGCATAGAGTCCAAAGGCGGCGCGGGCGAGCGCAGCCAAAGGCCATTCGGCGGCAAGGGCTGAGAATTTCCGATCTGGCAGCGCTGCCGCGTAGACGGCCGCCACCGCTGAGGGGTGGCACCGGAGGAGCGACACAGCAAGCGGCCGCCCTGACCAGCCCATGCCTACCGTGGCGCGCAGGTTCTCGGGGATGCGCTGATCCTCAATCGCGAATAGGCGGCATGCCCCAAGCCGGTCGGGAAGTTCCGGCAAGGGGCCGTCATAGGCCAAGGCGTCAAGCGGCGTCGTCATCTGCGGCCGGTGGGTTTTGGAGGCCGGCAAGGCTAACCTCGCGCATAGCGATGATTTCCGCGACCTTGGCCCGCATCATCATTGACGCCATTTCCTCGCTGCGCTGTTCGCGTAGCTCGGTGAGCGTGCAGCCGTGCGTGAAAAGCGCCAGGCCATCACCCAGCTTACCAGCCACCGCGCGAAGGCTGACCTTCTTGAGCGCCGTTTTCATAGTGCCATCGTGCAGACCAATAGAGGCAAGTTTGGTCAGCGCTGCGATGTTAAAGCCCTCAAGCGCGGACTGGATTTTGCCGTAGTATTCTGGGCCGAATTCCTCTTCGAGCGCCTGCATGGCTTCGAGATTGAATTCGACATAGGCATCTTCGCCGGCCTCAGGGAAAGGCAGGCGGCGAGTATTTTCAGACATGTTGACTCCGTAAAAAAGCCCGCCGAAGCGGGCATCAGGTCCAGTGTTCTTCGGATCGAAAGTCCGGCGGTATGGGCGTCATGGCCTCCAACCGTTCAGCAGCGGCCCGCAGGGCGGCGCGCTCGGCCATGACGCTCTCCGGCACCGGACGGCCGTCGGTCGGATCAGCAGCGCGGGTCACATACCAGTCGGTGTATTTCAGACGGCGGCCAGCCTCGCGCTTCACCATCTCGACAGTGACGGGCTCTGGCGGCGGCGGCACGAACTCGCCATCGACATATCGCCAGCCCGGCATGATCTCGATGCCGGCATGGATTTCATGTCCTTCAGGGCAATAGTCGAACTGCGTCTGTAGCTGCAGGTCCGAGCCGGCCTGCCCCGAGCTGGTCACGAGACCGTCCTCGCTGCGCACGATGGTAAATGCGAAATCGCTCATGGCTCACCGCTTGAGGTTCATGATTGCGAAGGTCGAGCCGGGCAGCATTTTCCAGTATGCCAGCCCGCTCTCATTGTCCGCGTGAAAGGTGAAATTGTAGGTGCCGGGGTTGATGTTCTGCCCATGGACCAATGAGACGCCAAAGGCGAAGTTATCGTCGTAAAAGGCCCGATACGACTTCATCTCGGCGCCGTTATACTTCAACGAGTATCGAATATATCCGGTGACTTCTGAGCCAGAGGTCGGGCGATCCAGGAAGCCCGCCGCGATGATCATTACCCGTCCAGTGGTGACCGTGAAATTGCCGGAGGCCAGGATGCCTTGCTCGCCATTGCCGGTAAACACGACCATATCGGTGATGGCATTGCCAGCCACCTTGTCGGTGATGACGACGCCGTTGACCATCAGGCTCGACGTATCGATCGCGCCTGCGCTGATCTTGCCTGCCACAATGGCGCCAGCCTGCAGGTTCTCAGCAGACACTGCATTGGCAGCGATCTTGCCCGCCTCGATTGAGCCGGAGAAAATGTGACGCGCACGCACCGCGTCGGACTGCAGCGAGTTGGTGGATACGCTATTGGCAGCCATCTTTTCGGCGGTGATCTGGCTTGCGCCGATCTTCTCAGCCGATATAGCGCCCGCCAGGATCGCGGAGGCAGTGACGGCGCCCGCTGCGATCTTGGTCGAGGTAATGGCATTGGCCGCTATGGTGTCGGCAGTGACCGCCCCTGCTGCCAGCTTCTCGGTGGAGATAGCGCCGGCCGCAACCTTAGCCGCTGTGACAGCACCACTACCCAGCTTGGCCTCGGTGATCGCCTGATTGACGATCTTGTTCACCGATACCGCATTGTTGGCGATGTTCTGTTCGTTCACGGCCAGCAATGCGAGCTGGTCGGATGTGACCGCGCCGTTGCCGATCTTTTCGCGCGTCACCGCATTGTTGGCCAGCTTATCGGTCGAGATCGATCCGTTGGGGATATCGGTCGGGGACACGGCGCGCGCTGCCACGGGCTGTCCGGCGGTATTCGAAGCTGGATACTGCACCCCAAGATTGCCAGCCGGGTCAACTGCCCGAACCCAGACATAGCGGGTGTTGAGGTCGGTCAGCCCAGAGCGGGTATAGACCGGCAGCACAGTCTCCGCGATCTTGGTGGCGGCGGCGCGGTTATTGGTCGTCGCCTCCCAGATTTCGAACTTGGCCGGCTGCATATAGCTTCGGCAGCCCTGTCCGCTTGGTGCAGAGTACGAGATCACGAGGTTATAGCCGCCCACCACGCTCGCAGAAGCAAGCGCGGTGACAGCAATTAGCGATATTGGCATTGTCCACCTATCTTCTAGGCATCATTGGCGATGGCGTTAAGCGGCAAGCCGGGGGTGTCCCCCCAACGGTGGATCACCGCCTGTTCGATCATGTCCGCCCATATCGTGGTGGCGAGGACGTGTCCGCCCAAGGAGAACCCCGATTTTCGCTGCGCCTCCATGAGCCTGAGGCCATCGCGCTCGGGGCGGAAGTCAGCGGGATCAATGCCCGGATCGATAGACGGAACCGGCGCGCCTGCAATTTCGGGAAGGTCCATCAGGTGGTAGGGCGATTGCTCGCTAGTGACCATAAAGGAGTCGGCTTTGCCGTCGCTCCATCCCGCCAAGAAGGCTTGGAAATGCGGTTGGCTAGGCGTCGTCATTCGGCAATAATCGAGCAGTGCGGGCACCATGGACCGGAAGAACCTGTTCCCCTTCCTTGCCGCGCCGATGTCAGCAAATGCATCGCCAAACGTGGCGGCGATGTGAGCGACGGAAGGCGAAGGCCCCCGCACTGCAACGGCCATTCGCTTCCCAGGGAAAGTGAAAGTCTTCGTTACCTCACCGACAAAGATGGGTGGCGCCCCGTCCGTATAAGCTGCTGCGTCAGAGTGCATGACGATGCGGTCATGCATGCGAAAAACGTTGACGGCCGTCATGCCGCGACCCTTTCATCTTCGAATGAGGGGCGAGGCTTCAATAGTGGCCCCACCTCGCCACCAAGACCGCCGATGACAGCACCGATGGGACCGCCTGCGGAGAAGCCAGACAACGCCCCACCAAGGCCGCCCATGAGTGGATTGGCCGATTGATAGCCCATGCCTAGACCGCCTAGGCCGGCCGAAAGCATGCTGCCGCCTTGACCGCCAAAAAGCTGACCAAGACCGCCAAAAATGCCGGACTGCGAGCCGTCTTTAGCGCCAGACTTCACGGCGTCGCCTAAGATAGTCGCGTAACCGTCAGGGCCAATCCATGCGCCATCCAAAGCCGCGCCGGTTTGAGGGCTTGCCCAATTTTCCAGGTTGAACAGGTCGTTTAAGTTTTGGCTTCCCAGCTGGGCAAAGCCGCGCATGGCGTTGTCTAGGAATGCGTCGAAATCCTTGGTAGCGCCGCTGAAGACGTCGCCCAGCACGTCGCCAATGGTTTCGAGCGTGGCCCGCATAGATTCGGAGGCCTTTTCCCGAACCTTGGTCTCTCGCTCAACCATCGAGATCAAGCCTGCGATCCGCTTTCCCTCTTCGCTGGTCAGTTCGACACCGACTTGACGGAGCTCATTCGAAATCCTGCGCTGCAGCTCGGACTCATGGACCACGGCAAGCTCATGTTCGAGCGATGCGATTAGGTCATCAACGGCCTTCTGCTGCCGCTGGGCTTCGCTGACTGCTTTGGATCGCCCACCGGACCCGCTACCCCCAAGGATTGGATAGTCTGACAGCTTCACCGGCTTGACTGGTTTCGGTGGCGTAAAGGTCTTGCCGAACTCTGCCCAAGAGGGAGCGGCGCCTATATCGTCGGAATTAGCCGCCGCGAGGTGTGCCGCGATGGCTGCATTGCGCAGGGAGATAAACTGCTCTACCAGGCCGCCGATTTTGGTTTCAAGGCGCGCGAAGTTGGGGTCAGCGTCCCCAAGCGCAGCAATGGCATCGGCCGCGAGTTCCGCGCTTCCGCGACCGGCAAGAAGTTGGTCGATGAAGTCAGCAAAAGCGGCGGTAACTTCAGGGCCGAACATGCCGGCCGAATTCAGTTTGAGATTGATCAGCGCCTGTTCAATCCCCGCCAACTGCTCCTCGGTGGTTGGCGCAGCGGCGTTGATACCCTCGAAAAACTGCGCCACCTGCTCGACTGCGGCGCCGATGGCGTCGAGTTCGCGAATGGTCCCGTCAAACATCTGGTTGCCGAGTTCATCGAACCGCTTAAGAAGCCAGTTCAGGCGCTCGTTTTCGGTCAGACGCTCGATGCTGCCGGCAAGACCGTCGATAGCTTCCGCAAACCCGGCGCTTGCGCCTGTAGTCTGGTCGAACTTGCCGGCCGCATCCTGAAGAACGTTTTGCAGGCGAACCAAGCTCTGTGAGACGGTTGTCTCGGATCCAGAAACCTTCTCTTCGAGCACGACACTGCCGGCTTCGAAAGCCCGGAAAAACGCCTGTGAGCTGATTTTGCCATCATTGATGAGCGTGCGGAGCTTCGAGACGCTGCCACCAGCCTCGTCCAGCCCATCGGCCACAGCCTGCGCTATGGTTGGAGTGCCCTCCAAAATCGAGTTGTATTCCTCGGCACGAACGATGCCGGCGCCCAGTGCTTGGCTCAGTTGGAGCAACGAACCGCTTGCCGTCTGCGCGTCGGTCCCGGCAACACGGAGAGCAAGGCTAATGCGGTCCGTGAAAGCCAGCATTTCCTCGGTAGAGGCGCCAAGTTCTTTCTGTGCCAGGCTGATGCGACTGAACAGGGTAGCCAGGCTCGAAATCGGAGCCGCGTTCTTTTGCGCCGATTCAAACAGCGAGTCATAAACGCGCGTAAGGTTTTCGCCCTCGTACCCGGCCACCTTCAACGCGTTGCGAACTTGGGTTGCCGCGTCGAGCAAGCGCGCCGTTCCGCGCAGGGTTTGAGCCCCGGCGAAGACGGCGGCGATGCTGGTGCCGATCTCGCGAAACGACTTCGCAAAATCCTGCCCGCTCGCCTTCATTCTCGAAAAGGTGCGCTTCGTATCGCCATCGGCCTTGGCCAAGGCTTTGTTGTATTGATCCATTTTCGCCTCGAGCGAAACTACGAGGCGCGCCAATTGTGCGTTATCTACCATTTCGGGAACCTATTGGTTACGCAGACGGCGCAGAGCGCCCGGTAAGGTCTTCGTAGGAAAGCTCGCGCTCTTCATCGAATACAGCGGCCAGGCACACTGCCATGATCGCGGCAACAGCACCGTCGATCTTGAGAGACCGTGAGTGCGTTTTGGTCGGCTTGATATTGCCGTTGGGGTCTGGTTTTGGTGTCGGCACGTTGGCAAAACACCACCGCAAGACATCGTGTCCGCCATGGTGAAATCTGCCGTCCAGAATCGCCTTTTCGGTCGCCTTCATCGATGGAGACATCAGCGAATAACGCTGTGGGATTTCCACCACCGGTAAGCCATCGTCTAGCAACCGCGACATCATGCGTCGGGCCTGCCACGGGTCGAAGCCGATGCGCTGGACATCGTACGTGTCGGCCATATCGCGGATGTAGGCTTCAATCGCGTCTTCGTCGATTGAGCTACCCTCGGTGGCCTCGATCAGTTCGGCTTCCGTCCATTCGATATAGGGCACACCATCATCGTTGGTCCGCTGCTGTACGGACTCGGCGGGCACCCATAGTTTCGGCAGAACATAGAAGCGCTTTGCTTCCGCGTCATAGAACACCAGAACCGCTGCCGTCAGGTCAGAGGTTGCCCCCATGTCCACGCCAATGAAGCATGGCAGATGCTTGACCTCTTCGAGGTCGAAGCCTTCCGCAGCGTCATATATTCCTAGGTCAATCCACGGATCGCCAACGCCGGAAAGCCACTGATTCAGATGGTATCTTTGGAATTCGGCCCGTGCCGTGGCGCTGGTCTCTGCGATCATCGCCAGGTTGCGGAGAACGTCTAGCGACTTGTACTTGCCCAGCCCGAACGTGACCCGCTTCCAGACTTCAGCATCGCGCCAATCGTCGTCCGCGTCGGCTTCATAGACCACGGGAAGCCAAGAAGGATTGTGTACCTTTCCTGAGGCGATATCCCTGCTGATGGTGTAGAGGCGGTGACCAATACCACCGACGCCTTGGCCTGCTGTTGTTGCCACCATAGCAAGCGGCGTGGTGGCCGTGATCTTTGCCTGAGCTTTCAGGAGAACGTCCCACAATCGATCCGCCTGCCGGGTCCACGCGTGGGTCTCTTCAGCCAGGATGAAGAGCAGGGTTTGCCCTTCGTTGGCGCCCGGTGAACGGCTGGTGACCTTCAGCATGGAGCCGCTGGCAATATGCTCGATTTCCTGAGTCAGGGCATTCGAGACAATGCGGTATTTGCTGGCTAGATCGTCATCGTCCGGATACCTGCGGCGAACAAACCCCTCAACTATGCCAAAGGCAGTCCCACGGGCCTGCTCTCGGGTAGCAGCGGCAATGACAAGCTGGCCATTGGGAATGCGGAAATCAGGATGGCAAAGCAACAGGAGGGCACAGGCAGCGGCGAGCGTGGATTTGGCGGAGCCAGAGGGAAGGTGGAGGTAAACGGTTTGCGCCTTGCGCCGGCCGGTGACAGGATCGACGTCGCCAAATACCTTGCGAACAATCCGTTCCTGCTCGCGGATGAGCGTAAACGGCTCGCCATTGGGCAAAATGAGCGTCTCGATAAAGTCGACTGCCTTTTGCCCTAGCCCCCACGGATCAGGGAGCGGCGAGTCATCAATAATCCAATGGGGCCGAAGGTCCATCAGGGACTTTCTTGTCCTTCGGAGTAGCGCCGGAGACGATGCCCAACTTCTCGGCCAGCCTCAGCATTTGCTGGCTATATGCGAGCTGAGCGCGCACCGCCGGGTGTTGCTTCGGCGGTTGACCCTTTAGGCCTTGAAGAAAACGCCCCTGCTTCTTCAACGTCGCGGCGCAATCACTCGAAGCCTCGAACGCCTCGCAATAACTCTGCACCAGCGCCAGGTGATCGTCTGTCAGGTTTTCCCCAAGGCGGGTGATAACCTTTTTCCACTCAGCTTTGCCTACAGGGCCAAGTGTCGATGGAGCGCGGGGCGTGTACTTACGGGGCGCCGGCTGGACCAGCGCAATAACATTGTCGGCCATTTCACGGGTCCAGATTGAGTGAGGTGGCGTGCAGATCGACGCCGACTTTGTGGCCCACCGGGATAATCGCGGTGATGTTCCAAACCTTGCCCTCGTGAATGATCCTGTCATAGGGCTTAAGATCGTTGCGCCAGCGGATCGAAAAGACCGCGACATGCGAGCTAGAGACTTGTCCTGCCTGAAGAAATTCGCGGCCAGACTGGTAACGCACACGCGACCAGAGCGCCTGGTAGTTGTGCCAGACTTCGGTGGTGAAACCGCTACTGGTAACGGTGGTGGCGCGCTGGATTTGAATGCGGGACCGCATTTCGCCGGGGTCGAGTGTCGTCATGATCCGGCGACCTTCTTTGCAGCGGCGTTGATCGCTCGGGTCAGCCGGCCGCGATGGCGCTTTTTCATGGCTCGATATGACGGCCAGAAAAACGGGATCGGCTCGACGCCTTCGGCATTCCCGAACTCGACAAATGCCGCATGGTCCGCGTCCGCGTCGTCGCCAGCCCGCACGAAGACTTGAAGTTCGTGCTTGCCATCGACCTTTTTGATCGAGTCCTTGAGGTCAGCGTGATCGACCGGCGCCAGGGCCGTGGCCATCGCCACCATTTCATCGGCTGATTTTTCGAGCGCTTTCCGTATCCCGGCTTTCGCTTCCACCGGCATCGCCTTCAGCTTGCGGCTGAGTTGCTCGAGGCCGTCTATCTTGACCATCAGGGCGCCCCCTCTTCAACCGGTGCGCCGCCAAAGCCCCAGACCCGATTGGGTGCTATCAGTTCATCCCACGTGTGCGGCAATACCGGAGCGAACCGGTTGAAGTAATAAATCGCCACGTCGAGCCGGATCGCGGCCTCAATGTTCGGCGGCACGGTTTCCATGTCTACGGGGTGGACACCGCAAAATTGCTGGATCCGGTGCTCGGCAGCAACGATCAGCGAACGGATGAAAGTTTCGTCGGCAGGCCGGCCGAAGAATGGGTCGCGATCTACTTGGAGGTAGTCCCAGACTGCGGTTTCGCTCGTGGCGATGGGTGCGGGCTCGTCTGGCATTTGCTAGATTCCTAAATTCGGAAAAAACCGGAGCGGGGCTGTATTTTTTTGCATGGGGCGGGCTGTCTCTGATCGATCGCCCATTGCCTTCGCATACCCCCGTCCATCCATTAGCGCGGCTCGCTGGCGGCCATTGCGCCGATTCTGGTGCTGGGGTGGCGGCTATGGCTTTCGCCCGTCAGTGAGGCTCGAAAGCGCATAGCCATAGGCGGCTTCCTTGGCATTGCAGCTATGGCAACCAGGTCGCCAATTCCGCTTGTCCATGCGGAGGTCGGGACGAAGGCGTATCGAGATGAGGTGCATCACGACCTTTGCAGGCTTGCCGCACACCGCGCATTGCTTGTTCTGTGGGAGGGACAGGAAGGCAGCGGCCTCTCGTCGCCAGTCTGACCCATAACCTCGGCTATGCGCACTGCCTCGTTTGCGCATGGCTTCGGCTCGTCTGGCTGCGTTGCATGGGCAGGTCTGGCCAGATGACACGATCTTCCCGCAAGTACAGAGCCTAGGCGGCTTGCTCGGCATAGCTGTTCTGATTGAGTTGCCAGGCGATGGTGGCCTTGGCCTCAGGGCTCAATACGATAGCGGTGAGCTTGCTTCGCTCGAAGGCAAGGGCTGCTGACTTGCAGTAGAATAGCTGACCTGGATGGCTGGGCCTGAATAGCAGGCCGGACCATAGACAAACGCGGGGCTCAAGCTTCATTTGGGTTTTCCTGATGATTCAGGGAAAGCCCGCGCAGGATAGGAGGAACTGCGCGGGCCATGCCGAACGCCGGGATGGGGACTTGAGCGAATGCTCACGTTCGGCGGTATCGGGCGATCACACTGATGAGGAAGACCGCCCAATCTGGTTAGGCGACGGGCGCCAGAGATGCGTGGCCCTGAATGGCGGTAGCGCCAAGGGCGATGGACGTGCCGCCGGCCTTGGTCACGGCGATGCGCGCATAACGCCTGCTACCCACGTAAGCGAGCTTATACGCACTGGCCGCTTCGAGCGTGGCAGGAACGGAGCCCTGCACAGCGGCGGCCGGAGCATCAACGAAATCGCCGCTGGTGGTGGTGTCCGAATGCTGGACCTTCACAGCGAAATCGCCGTCACCGACGATAGCGCCGGAGTGGATGGCGAAGACCAGCGAAGCGAAACCGACAGTATCGATCGCGGCGCCGGTGGTGGCTGCGGACTGCACGGCGGGTGCGAGGGCAGGCGAAACCTTGATGTGGGAGATGAGGTCTTTCATGTTTCTGCTCCTTACGCCGTCGCAACCTTGAGCCACTTCACCGCACGGCTATCACCAAGCCCGCCACCAACGCGCTTGTAGGTGTCGAGAATGATCTTGCCCTTTTGGGTCACCGCATCGCGTTCGACGCGGATGCCCTGGCGATCGACCACTACATAGCCGGCCTTATGGTCCCCGAAGGCGATCGGGAATTTGTCGGTGCCGATTTCGTCCATCGTGTTGTCGATATGGACCGGATATCCCAGCAGATGACCGGATTCGGGGGAGTCGCTGAGGTTGCCGTGATCGGCAAACATAAAGCGCTTATTGCTGTCCTGGATCTCGCGAATGCGGATCAGGGTCGAATTGTGCATGCGGAAAGCGCCGTTCTGGCGGAAGCGCGGATGCACAGTCAGCACCAGCTTAATCAGGGCTTTGGCCCAGTTATCATCGGTCGGTGCCGATGCGTGACCAGCCGGCAGGTACTCCATAGAGCCCCATGCGCGGGTTGCGTCACCAGTGGCAACAATCGGATAGGTCGCAATGCCCTTGGGCTTGTTGCCGACGCCATCACCGATATGGAAGGCAGCGCCTTCGGTCACGGCGAAATCATTGGCCACCCAGTTGTTGAACCAAGCGGCGACATCGAAGGATGCATCTTCGAAGAGATGGCGCGAGCCGGCCGGAGCGGCGTACAGTTCTCGGACCCCGTAGCTATGTTCGATAAGCGACGGGCGGGGAGTGTCCTGAGGCCGGGTGTCGAGCTCGCCGACCCACTGCGCACCGCTTTCGGCGGTGGAGTAGTAACGCGTGTAGGTGTCGCCGCTGATTGTGACGACATCGGCAAGCTGGCGCAGCGGCGAGATATCGTTGAGCAGATTGCGAATGGTGCGATCAACGGTCGGCAGCACGAAGAAGCCGCCATCGGGATCGCTGGAAGTCGAAGCGGCACGAACTTCCGCATCGTTGCCGGTGCGCAGATAGGAAGCCAGGGCACGAACCTCACGTTCGACCTGTTCGTTCTCGTTGCGAGCCGTGGCCGGAACACGCTGGGAGCGCACTTCCATGTCATCAAGGCGAGTCTGAAGCTCAGCAAAGCGGGCTTCCAGATCGGGCACGGGGGTCGCAGCCGGTGCCGGGGTGGCGACGGCGCGGACTTCGGGTGCCGGGGCTTCCGGCGTGGTGATCGCTTCAGGCATGGTGCCTCCAATGTTGCGAACGTTCGTGATCCGGGCGCGGGGCGCTGCCGGCGTGGGGGTCAGGCTGATTTCGTGCAGGTCAACGGCCTTTACGATCCATTCGCCTTCCGGGCCGAACTCGACATCCACGTAGCGGAAGCCGATGGAGAGCCCGGTTGTCGTACCGGCCTTGGCGTGCTCGAAAGCCTGCTTGCCGGTTTCTGTGGCGAGGGCGAATTGTCCCCGCACGAACAGGCCTTCGGCCCGTTCTTCGATGATCTCCCAGAGCCCGCACGGTTCGCGGTGCTGCCACAGCATGGCAGGCGCCGTTCCATTGGTGCGGTGCTGAGCGAGAGAAGCTGAGAAAGCGCCAGGCTGAACCATGTCGCCATAGGCGTCGGGCTCATTCCAGCGAGAGGCGATGCCCTCGATCACGCCGGTATCGGCAGACGTGAATCGGACGCTCAGGTCCAAGGTGCGGACCTGATTCAGATCGGGTTTTGTCATGGTCTGGCCTTATGCGGCGGGGGCAGAATTGCCGGTGGCGTTCGGGCTGGCGCCCTGAACCGGATAAAGGGCATCCGCCCCGTCGATCTTCGGCATGTTGAGGCGGGCGCGGCCATCGTTCGGGGTGGCGATGGGGCCGCCAACAAGTAGGCGAAGCGCCTCGGCGGTGGACTTCGCATCGGCAGAAGTCAGCGCCGCCGTCTCGTGCTCGACATACAGGGTCTTGCGCTCTTCGGGGGTGAGCATACAGCGCGAAATGGCCCCGGAAATTTCGGACAACCAAGGCCCGATTGTGAATTGCACCGTCTGCTTTCCGAGTGCTTCAGAATTATTGAGCGAGGCGTCGGCAAGCTCGGCCAGGAGTGTCGGGCTAAGGCCGAAGTGACGGGCAATTTCCAACACCTGCGCCTGGCGGGTGGCGCCGAACTCGGCATCCACGGACTTCATAGTCAGCGGGATATATTCAACATCGCCACCCAGAACGCCGGGGCGTCCATCCTTGACGTCTTCGAGCCACTGATCAGCGGCCTTGTTCGCGGCTTCGGGATCAACACGGCCTTTGAACTTCAGCAGGCAGGCAGGGCGCCCGTCGCTCTTGAACAAGGCAATTGCCGTCCGCTCAAGGTGCAAGCCCAGCTCGATTGCCCTTGACGCATTCTTCACCGGAGAGCAGCCAGCGGGGGCCTTGATGTGCAGCACATCGGTGAAGCCCAGCACCTCCTGGCGGCCGTTCTTGAGCGTGATCCGGTAGGTCGGCTCTTGCGTGGCCGCGTCATACTCTACGGTGGCCTTTTCGAGAATCTGGACTTCGCGGATCGTGCGGGGCCTGCCAGCGCGGATCACACGGGCGAAGGCTTCGCCATCCACCAGCGCCGTCTGCACCATGTCACGAATGAGCCGATTGGCAGGGGTCCACGGATTGGCAAAGCCATGTCGGCCTAGCAGCACCTCAATGGCATGATCGCGCTCGCGTTCACGGCTCCCGCCTTCGGTGCGGCGGTAGAGATGCACCGGGGCCGATGCTGCCAATGTCGAGATAATGCGCAGGCAAGCGGCGGATGGGGAGTACGATTCCGCCCGTAGCCGCAAGCTGCTCGGCAGGCCGTCGGCACCAGATACCAAGCCAAGCAGTTCGAGCAGGTCGGTATCGGATTGTACCGCCCGAACCTGCCCCCCTGCGACCAGCCAGGTGCGCGACGTATCGACGGTGCGCCGATCCGGCGTCCGGTTGAATGGCCAAACCATGCGGCCTCCATCGATGTGGAAAAGGAAAAACCCGCTGCGGTGGAAACCGAGCGGGCTATGATGTTCGCAGTTGTTGCGTTGTACGGCTTTTGCTATTGATTCTGCTCGATAGCAAGACGTTTGATAGCAACAGTCTTAGAGCCTAGAGTGGTGCAACTCGACTCATTTTACCCTGTCTTCGCGTCATCAGTGCGTCGATTGCTGCCAATGCAGCCGCCACTTTGGGTTTATTGTCCCGCGAATTAATTTCGTCCTGACTCAGGTAGCGGATTCGATCGTCTTTCACCTCAATTCCGAGTGCTTTCTCAGCCTTTGAGAGAATTCGAGCCAGCTTCACGCGGCCGACACCAACGGAGGCGGCAGCTCGATCGCGGTCCAGTGTCAGCCAGCCGGAAGGCGATGGCGTGAGGGTGGCCAGGTAAATCGACAAGGCCTCTAGGTGTTCGTTCATTGACCGATCATTCCTTCATCGTCTCGATGGTCTCACGCGCCGCCTGTATCGCCGTCTGATACATCGCGACCAGTTGGACTTGCTCGATGTCCATGTCTGGAGAGGTCACGTCGCGAGCGAGGTTCTCCAATGCTCTCCGGCGACCGGCCTCAAATGCCCGGATCAGGTCTCGCAAATCGGGTTTCAGCACAGCATTCGTTGTCATGGTTTCATCCTCCATTACGCCGCTCCCGGCCCCTTGTTGCCACTGAGTCCACCTATACCACGGCGGGCCATCTCTGAGGCGACGGCCTGCCAGAACATGGCGAGCTCTCTGGCTTGGACCTCTTGAGTAATGCCATGGCCGGTCATCTGCCTTTGAAGGGCTTCGGTCACCTGTTCGCGGTATGACTCTACATGGCGTTGTGTGGTCTTGGTTGCGAGCTTGTCCACCACGTCCTTGACCTTCCCCAGACGACGCGCCAATGGGAACGGAACTACCTTCGGCGGGGGCTCCGGCGGTGTCCACGAGAACAGTGGAAGGTCATCCATTTTGAAGATCCTCCCCCCAGATATAATAGATAGTATCCCAAATGGCACCGAGAGCTTGCAGGAAGTGGCACCGATGGAGGCCATTCACATGCAGGAAGTGGCACCGGGGGATTGTAGGAAATGGCACTGGGAACATGATTTTCCTCATGCTGCCTTGAAGTCGGTTTCGGCCTCGGTCTGGCCCTTCTTCGTGGTGGTGCGCGCCCTGAACTCTTCCACTGCCTTGGCGATTTGATCGGCGGTCACATATCGCCATTCGTCGGTAGGGGCCTTCTTGTCCCGCTCGGGAACGTAGGTAAGCCGATACATGTTCTCGGGCCGGATATCGCCGGCCACTTCCTGAATCTGGATAACCTGCATCAGCCCCAGCGCTTCCCCCAGTGACAGGGAAGGGCGAATGGTGCGGCGGGACACGCCATATTCCTCGAATTGCCGATACGACACGCAGAGCCCGCCATTGTGCTTGCCGCCGTGGCGAAG